AAATGAAGCAAAGTGGAAAGCAGCAGAACAATACTGCGCTGACAGAAAATATGAATTTAAGATCATGACCGAAGACGATTTAGGTATATCTCATGATCGCAGACGATATTAAAAAACAAGCTAGTAATAGAAATAGAAGTGGTGCATGGTATGTTAATGCACTATCTAATGCCCTATCAGAAGTGCAGAATATTGATGTTAGCGCACAAGATACTGGTGGTGTAACTGTTGGGGATCTATTTTTCTTTTCTTACAGTCCAGCATACCCCGAAAGATACCAGTTTTGGGATACTCAACCCCTAGCAGTTGCACTTACTTTCTATAGAGATGGGTTTCTTGGATGCAATTTGCACTATGTAAATCCAGGCTATCGTGATTCTATTGCGGTGAGCTTACTAAATAGCGGCGGCGGAGCATCTGTGCCTAAAAATACACTACACAAATATCTCTATTCTGGTATAGGAAACTTACAAAAAGTTCCAAGAGAGGAAAATTGGGGAGACATCTCTAAACTTCCTACAGAACAGTTTATAGATAGGAGAGGTATGAAGTATCCAAAGCATAGAGCATTTAACTGGAATAAACACAGAAAGTAATGGCCGAAACCGAAGCATTTATAAATGATCCAGATGTATATGGGTATGAAGTAGATACTCCTGAGATTAAGCAGCAAGTTGATGGTAGAGATGTAGTTTATAAAACTTTCATCAAAGATGGTGAAGTCACAATTCTTCCTACAGATTACACTGGTGCAGTATTACCTAACGCAGAACCAATATACAAAGACGGAGTGTGGTTAGGACCTATCACACCGCCTGGAACAGAGCAAGTTGGTAGAGGTTCTTATAAAAACATTGCAACAATAGATGGAATAGCACCAATATATGATGATTCTACACCTCCTCAAATCATAGGATATTCAGGACCTTTAAATGATCAATTAAAAGAAAATGTAAGACAACATGCTTTAGCAACTGGAGAAGAGGTTCCAGCCTTCTCCGCAGTAGATGAGGGTAACTATACAAACAGCATACCAGATCAGATTGCTAGACTTAAAGAAGAAGTAGCGGGGGCAAACGGAAGAGATAAAAGAGCTCTATGGGCAAGAATTAATAGATTACAAGATCAATATGATAGGAGTGAACAATTAGAGAAAGAAGAGGCTGGTGGTATCACTGGTATGGTAACTAGAGGTTTACATGATTATGATACAGATAGTGATATCATGTTTACCACACCTGTTAAGTATCCTATGGATATGTCTCTACAACAGGATCACTTTAGTATTCAATGTTATTCATATCAACCACCATATGCTACCGCAATGAAATCTGGTAACGTAGGATCTGCTTATGGTATTCAAAGATCCTCACCATACAGAAAGAAATTAGGTGCTGGTATAAAATTACCAATGCCTAATAACATGATTGATGGTAACTCAAGAAACTGGGAAGAAGATAATATGAACCTACAGGCAATGGAAGCTATAAGAGAATCCATGAGTCAAGGTTCACTTAAGATTCTTGCAAACAAACTTGGTATGGGAAATATTACTGCATTTTTTAGTAATGCACTCAATACTGGTAGATCTTTGACACAAAGAGCTGGTAGACAAGAACTGATGGCGAATGAGATCAGTCAGTTGGTAGGTAACATGGGATATGATGTTAGTGCAGACTCCATCCTAGCAAGATCTGGTGGTGTTATTGCAAACGCAAATACAGAACTAATGTTTGCTGGTGTATCTTTAAGAAGTTTCGAGTTCTCATGGGTGATGAGTCCAAGAGATAGAAGAGAGGCAGGAAATGTAAGAATGATTCTTCGTGCATTGAAACAATGGTCTGCTCCCAGAAAGTTATCTAAGTTGGCATCAGGAGAATCTGGTGAGAAAGCTGGTAATACTGGTAGAGCTGGTGGTCCTAGTTACTTCTTAGGAACTCCAAACATATTCAGATTAAGATATCTCACTGCTGGTAATAGAAATATTCTTGGTGTAAATAAATTTAAACCATGTGCTTTAACAGACATCAATATCAACTACACTCCAGAGGGAATGTGGATGGCATATGAAGGTGGTATGCCTGTTTCTGTACAGATGTCACTTAAATTTAATGAATTAGAACCTATCTACAATACAGATTATAGTGATGATATAATTGATAAGAGAAGGTTCAGTGAAAATAATCCAATGGGTGATCTAATGCCTATAAGTGTTATTAGACAAGATACACCTTATTCAGCTGACGTAGGATACTAAAATGCAAGGATACTTTTCTTATCTACCAGAAATAAACTACGTTTCCAGATCTCCTGATAGAAACTCTAATGATGAGTTCATAAGAGTTAAGAATATTTTCAAGAGGGCAAAGATTCGTGAAGATATGTTGTCTGTTGTCACCGCTTTCGATGATTACACAATCATAGGTGACGGAAGACCTGAGCAAGTTGCACAAAAATTATATGGAGATCCAAGGTTCGATTGGGTTGTATTGATAGCAAACAATATTACAAGAATAAGAGATCAATGGCCTCTTACAGAGAATGATTTTAGAAATTATCTCCTAGACAAGTATGGTAGTGATAAAGAGTTGGAAAAGATACATCACTACGAAACTAAAGGTCTTCAAGATGATCATGGAAGATTAGTAGTTCCGCCTGGATTAGTAGTGGACTCTAACTTTAGTATAAGATATTTGGAAAGAAACCAAGTAAGACAAACAACCGTCTCATACGGTGGGTCTTTAGATCCTATAGTGAGTGTTGATGAGGCTGGAACTGCAAAAGATGCCAATGGTAATATTATAACTCACGAAAATGTTTTTCCAGTATCAAATTACATGTATGAATTGGATATAAATGAAGCGAAGAGAAAGATTAAAGTTGTAAGACCAATATACTTAAACTCAGTTGTGTCAGATATGCAGAGAGCAATGAATTATAAACGATCTTCTCAATTTGTAAATAAGAGACTCAAGACATCAGATAACCCCAGACTAAGGGGAGGCTAAAAAAAAAGGGGTCGTAAGACCCCTTTCTTATTGTTTACTCTTCAGCGAGTTTCTGAAAATAACTCAGTGCGTCATCCTCGTCTTCATCTGTTGATGCTGTTGCAGCAGCAGAGAGATTAGATATCTCATCTAATTCAGCAGATGATGGGCGATTCAACCCTTCACTAAGATCTTCTAGTTCCTCATCAATAGATTGAGTAGGAGCTACAACTGCCTTTCTTGCAAGAACAGAGTCCAAACGTGCTTTGAGTTCATCATAAGTTTTGAACTGATCAGCAGCAGTAAACTCACTTAGATCATAGATCTTGTTGTAGATCTCTTCTAGTTTATCATCATCATCTAAAAGTGCTTCAGACTTTGAAAATTCTGAACTATCATAGTTCCAGAATCCAGCAACCTGTTTGATCTTCAACTTGAAGTTAGCACCCTTCCAGAAATCGAATGGGTTGATTGCTTCTTCATCGTCAAACTCAGGTTGCATTGCAGCAGTAATCTTGTCAAAGATCTTTTTACCAAACTTGTATAGTTTGACTTGTCCTTCGTTCTCAGGATTACTTGAATCTTTTACAACATAGACATTTGCATAGTAAGAAAGCTTACGCTTTTGCTTACGAGCAATATCTTTGTCTGATTCACGACCACTGTTCCAGAGACTTCTGTTGAGTTCTCCTACAGGATCATCTTTACCGAGTGTAGTTAGACTATTCTCAATATACCAACCGCCTGGTCCTTGGAAAGCGTGACTCCAAACTTGAGTCCATGGCAATTCACAATTAGCATGTGCAGGGAGGAATCGAATAACTGCGTATCCGTTACCCGCTTTATCTACAGCTGGTTTCCAAAGACGTTCATCAGTATTGTTACCCTTCTCATTAAGTTTCTCAACTTTCTTCATTAACCTTTCGGTTAGAGAACCTGAGCGGGATTGTTTTTTTAATGCAGCAAATGACATTTAGTATTCTCCGTATTTTTGTATTGTTGGATTGTTTGTATTATATCAGATAATTATGTATTAGTCAATCGGGTAGATTGGCTTCTAGTTTATCTAGAGTTACAGATAGTGTATCAAAAAATTCTGCAATATTTTGATTTGGTTGTAAACCTAGAAACTTAGCAGATTCCATAATCTGCTCTTTCATTTCAATCGCATCTTCGTCTTCCTTCTCTAATGACAATCTGAACATAAAGTTCTTTTGCTTTTCGAGAAGTTCTCTCATCTTGCTAATGTGTAAGAGTCCTTCCTCTTGTGTTTGAGGATGCCTCATACCATTGATCGCAAGACCTGTCATAATATCTTCTTGTAACTCCTGTATCTCGGCCATTGCGGCTCTGACTGCTGGAGCTTTGAAAAATTCACTCATTTTACGACTCTAATACATAACTATTTATCAGTTTTAGATACCCACATCGGTAGGTATATCAGGGTAAATGCACTACCCCAGAAGGCGAGAAAAACGTATAAATGACTACCTCTGTGAGGTGAAAATGCGAACCCTAAAGCTACAACAATCACCCAAACGTAGTCTACTATACCATGAAAGGTTTGCCAACCATCACCGTATTTTTCTATAAGATTATCTCTCTGTTTTGCAGCCCAAGGCGATACATGTCTCATCATTACAAATCCTTCATTAAGGAACATAATAATGAATCCTATCCAGAATATCATAGTGGCAATTTTGATCTGGAAGTTCTCTTTAGGTAATTGAGTTCAGTTGCTTCTGCCTTCAATTTATCCTTGAGTGGTTTTGAGATTAATTTTCCTACTGATTCAAACTCAATGTTATTTTCTTCACAATAACTAATTATTGCTTCAATATAATTGAGCTCGGTGGTAAGCACCAGTTGTTCAACATCGCTTGTGAACTTATTCTGGTCGAGAAATTTCTCTTTTAGTAGTTCATTAACCTCTTTCTCCATACTCTCCGAGTTTGTGGGTGACGAATTCTTTAATATACTTGGTAAGAAGTTTAATATAGTCACGTTTGTTGGTTTTTTCATAAACTTTCACATCTCCATTATCAGCAACCATTAAGGTCACTATCTTCTTTACCGAAATACCTGTCATTTCATAATACATGCAGGCATAGGCAGTTTCTTGTACGAAGTAGTTCTCCAACCACTTCTCTGGTTTAATTTTCTTAGATGTTTTAAAATCTATTACTGCGAGTTCTCCTTCGTATTCGGCGATACAATCAACTCTTCCAGCAATGCCGAAATACTCACTATATAGGGGTTTTTCTAATGCGTGAATATTATCTATTTTATTTAAAGCATCTCTTGCAGCAATCCACCTTGCTTTGGTGGTAGGCAGTACATCCTTTAGAGAATTAATATCTTCATTTGAAAGATACTTCTCAACCAAATCATGAAACTTAGTACCTCTATCGGTAGCAACTTTCGTTATCTTATTTGCTTGTTCCTCACCTACTTTCTCTCTCCAGTTTTTGAATACCTGACGATTATAGAAACTAGTTATGGAAGTAATAGAAGGAGCTTTCTTTCCACTCGGAAGAGTGTAATATCGAACTCCATCTATGGTATTGGCTTCTAACTCAAAATCACCAAGTTTATTCAAGTGGGTAAACATTATAAAGACAAAGCGAGTTTAGTAACCAAGTAGTTTCTTACTAGACCTGAGCGAACAATGTCATCTAAACCAAACTCAATGACACCAAAATCATCTTCCATGATCTCGATGATGCGTTTAAAGTCTAAGATGCCATTCTTCTCATTGGACTTTGTAAGATCCGTTTGAGTAGAGTCACCACAAAACATTATTTTACAGTTATCTCCTACTCTTGTTATTATACTATCTAATTCGTGAAAATTCAAGTTTTGCATCTCATCTACTAACACAATGCAATTATCAAGTGTTGTTCCCCTGATAAATGATGTGCTCCAGAATGAAATAGTTTCTTGTGCTTTCAAATTACCGTATAACATTTCAAAGTCATTGTCTGAAGGCATTTCAAACATATACTTTACCATATTCTTATATGGAATCTGATAGAGTGATGACTTATCTTCATGGTCGCCTGGCAAGAAACCAATCTCTCTTGTGGAGACCAATGACCTAACAATATACACCTTATCATATGGTGTCATTTCGTCAAGCACATCTTTGAGTGCAAGATACAAACTGATAAATGTTTTACCAGTTCCAGCACATCCATATGCAAAGATGTTCTTTCCTTTAGCATACTCTTCAAAAAGAATCTTCTGATTATCTGTGATAGGTTCTACATCAACCAACATACCATTGTTGATTGGTCTCTTTCTACGCATCTGTTTAGCTGTCATCCCTGCACCAACAGTGCTATTCGTATTTCTTCTTTTTTTAGTTGACATTAATACCTCTATTGGCTAAACGACCCTTGACTCCAGCAGTTTTCTCAGATTTCTTTAAAATCTCACTCCAGCCTGGATGTTTGTTGTTGAGTTTGTCTCTCCACTCTCCAACCTCTCCCACGCCTGGTACTGTGGATGGATCTGAGTAATCCCTTGACCAATCAGGGTTGTCCTCTTTCCACTTGTCCCACTCCATGATACTCATTACAACCTCTTTCTGTTCACCAGTTTTTGTGTTGACTACAGGGTATGTTGCCATTAAGTTTCTTCTCCGTGAAGTTCTTTTTTGATTTGTTTTTGAATCTCAACCACACCATTTCTCCATTCTAATGCTTCAGAAACGATTGGAAACTGTTCTATGAATACAGTTTTACATGCCTGAGCAATGTCCATGTGTTCCTTCTGAGTTCCATGAGCGGATCTCAGTTCAATATAATGAATCCATGATCTACAAGAACCTGTCATATAGATTCTTGTTGGTGTGCAAAGTGGTAAGACCATTCTGGCACATTCTTTTGCAACTCCTTCC